TAGGACATCACGATCTAAGGGAGCATTTTGAGCGTCTCTCTTTCTAAACCATCTATTCCACGGACTAACGTACTCGCCGTTAATCATGGTTGGTTTCATCAGAGGAGGACCAAACTCGACATCAGACTTGAAATCGTAAATATCTGCCAATATTTTATCAATACGACCCGCAAAAGGGGTACGTGTTAACCGCGAGCGGTTATTGACAAAGGTCTTGCCAGGTATTTTACCATAGTAATCTAAATTAGATGTTGGCTCATATCTAAAAGGAGAACGCTCTGAGGGATCACCAAGGTCAGTTATTATGGAGCCCTCACTGGCTATTTCCATCAAACTAGACCCACTAAGTATGGTATTAATACCGTCTACAACAAAACGATGATTTATACAAACTCCATAACAATCATTAGTACCTGTATTACCAGCAGCGTGGATTGCTGCAACACACCATCCTTTGTCCTTGCGAACAATCAATGGCATGCCACATAAACCTGGCTTGTGGTCTTTATAAGAATACTGAAAGTACGGGGTCATACTTATCTTATGGACACCTGCGTGAGTAACATTCAAAGGCGTTGTAGTATATCGGGCTTTGACCTTATCATTACAAAAATATGCTTCCACTTGCATGAAATAATCATCATCTTTTGCAAGATGTTGCATTATGTCACGAAATGGATTGCAATTTAGCATTACCAAAGAACAATCATTCCCAAGATCTACGACACTTTTAGAATTTAAACGCGTCTTCTTGAACTTAGCAGTATGGTTGAGAGGATCATGAACGACAGATCCGTCGGTAGACAACCATATCTCTACATTTTCACCGCGAATAGCATGTGTATTGATGAGAGCGAAGTTTCCACAAACACCTAAAACATAGGTATTGGTAGTAAGGTCGCCACATACAGTAGCATAGCGTATATTGCGGGAAATTGCAAGGTTAAGTTCTTCACCGGTACCAGTGTGAACACAGGTATCCAGTATTTCTCTAGTATTCCAAATTGCGTGTTCCTTGTTCTTAAAACGTTTATAGGATCCACCACAATGGAATGTCCTTT